ATAATTAATGGCTCATGCATTAACAGATGTTGGGGATATGTCAAGAGGGCATTGGAACATAGTGGCTTCAAGACAGACGGTTCTCGTCCAGCATACATGGCAAAGGACTACTTGGCAAAGAATGGCTTTAAGTGTATCTATAAGGGAGAGGTTTGTGGGCAAATTGGTTCGGACTATGCCGACAAGCATGTTGGAGACATAACAGTGTTTGACGTATGCAGCGGCCATGAATACGGTCACATTGATATGTGGTGTGGCAGACAATGGGTATCTGACTTCAAGCAAGACGGCAATTGGATAAGTCAAAATGCCACGACAAACTTCACCGTTTGGCGTTACACTGGCAGTGGCGGAAACTTCAAAAGTTAGCAATTCCTTGTTTTTTTAACATTTTTTATATATATTTGCATAAAATGTTAAAATAGTGTTATGATTTTAGGTTATATTGTTACTGATAGGAAGTTGAAGAATATTGATGGTTTTGTGGAGCAAGTGTCTGATATTAAGATGGCTGACCCCACAAAACCAATTCTCATCATTGGTTGGAGGAATGCCAAGAAAGACCCAAGGTATAGGAATATATTGGAGAAGAGGCTTGATGAGAATGTATATTGGACTTTCGGAAAGACTGAGAGTAGGAATGACTTCGAGGATGATTTGGAAAAATTCTATTTTATAATATATAATAATATATTAAATAATATTAAATATTATTATATTAATATATATAAATTAAAATATAATAATATAAAGAAAATATATAATATAATATTAAATTCCAGTGAAGTTAAAAATATTTATTTAAGTAAGGATATTTTATATATACCTTATGAGGATAAAGTTTTGGGGATTTCCTTGCGGATGTTGGAGTACTGCAAGATACCTAGGGAAAAGGTATTGTCTTTGATTAAATCCAAAGGAATCACGATACTTGAGGATAATATTAATTCAATATTCAAGTTAACCAAGAGATTAGGGAATAAGAAGTATGCCGTACCATACTTCATATCAAGTTGAAACATAAAATGACAGAACATGGGATTATAATTGGTACATTTGTCAAGAAGAATAAGATACTATCGTTTATTGAGTCATTGAGGAATGACTTCAATATTAAGTTTGATAAGATTTATGTCCATTCCATAGACACCAATCCTAGGGAATACCTAGTGACATTCAAGACGTTTGACAAGGAGAAGTTCATCAAGAACCTAAGCAATTCAACGGTTATGCACGTCAAGAACGGGTGTCTTTTCTCCATAAATGCCCTCAACAAGCTGATTGAGAGGGATAAGGATAACGACAAACCCAACAATGAATTCCTCGTTGACTGGGACAAGTACAAGGACAAACTAGTAATCATAACAAACGGAGAGCTTTCTGTATCAAATCTGACCAAAATAGAGGATAAATCGTTATTTTTCAACTAATGTGATATTTATAGTAAATAATTTAAATACTATGGGAAGATTTATCATAAAGAAGATAAAAAGCATGAAGCCTAAATTTCCAGCCCCAAGTGGGAAAGCTGAAGTTAAGGAGCCAAAAAATAACATAAATGAAAAGAAAGAAGTTATGACAACTAGCGAGAAGGTAGCAATGGCTCAAAGCGTTCTGAATGCACAAAGTTCAGCAACGCCGTTTAAGAGAGTCAAGAAGGACAAGGGCTTGATTGAGAGAACTGAAAGCTCAAAGACAATATTAACAGAGGATAATAAAGAACTTTTGAACGACTAATATAGAAATGGCAACTAACGTTAAGTATCTTAAGGAAAATAACCTATTTGAGGCGCATAAGCACTTTATGCGCTTGAGTGAGGCGTATATACCAACGAAATTTCCTGAGGAGGAGATAGAGGAAGACGGTGAGGAACAAGACCAAAACGGTGGTATGCCTCAAGACCCAAATGCGATGGGAGGTGGAGACCCAATGGCAGATGGCAACCCCAACGGTGGTATGCCTCAAGACCCAAATGCGATGGGAGGAGGAGACCCTATGGGTGGTGCAAACCAAAACGCAATGGGTGGTGACCCCAATGGTGGTATGTCTCAAGACCCCAATGCAATGGGAGGTGAAGACCCAATGGCTAGTGCCGACCCAAATGCAATGGGTACCGACCCAATGGCTGGTGCTGACCCAATGGAAGCCCCAAGCGGTGACATGGGTGAAGATGACGGCGACACAATTGACATTGACGGCTTGACGAAGGCTCAAGACAAGCTCAACGTTAAGCAGAACCATATCGGAAGAGACTTGTCGAAGGTTGACAATAGGATAAGCACGTTGATTGACACCATCAACAATCTCTTGATGAAGGTTGACAGCAACAACAGCGAGATTGAGTCATTGAAGGCTGAGTTTGAGAAGAGGAATCCGACACAGACCGAGAAGCTTAACCTACGTTCTCTTGACTCATACCCTTTCAATGTTAAGCCTAATGAGTATTGGGCTGAGAAGGCTAAGGAGGGTGGTTATGAGGCATATGCCGACAATGCGGAGCCTACCACGAAGGAATACGTCATCACGAACGATGACGTTGATAATCCGTCTGATGACATTGCAAACACGTTCTTCAAGATTTCGGATGACGATGTGCAGACGCTCGACAAACTATTCAATTTCTAATGAAAAGGATTAACATCAATGAAAAGGCATATGACAAGCTCGTCAACGAGATAAGCTATGGTCTTGTCAACAAGACATCCAAGAAGGCATATGATACCTTCCATGACTTGGATGAGCTGTTCGGGGAGTTCTATGATGCGTTGGAGCATGATACGGACAGATTCAATCCATATGTCAAGAAGATAAAGCAGCATGCCGATGTGATATATGACATACTAGCATCCAAGAGGAACCAGATAAAGAACTTCGACAACGAGCTTGACAACTTTGACAATGAAAAGTTCTATGACGAGGACGAAGACGGATATGGCTATGATGACTTGGACTTAAGGACGTTACAGAATAAGTATCCTAAAAGATAGATATTATGAAGAAGATTATAAGAATGACTGAATCTGACTTGCACAATATCGTTAACGGTTCCGTCAAGAAAATACTGAGAGAGTGGACTAGGAGTGTTGGTTATGTCCCAAACAACGGAAACTCAATGGTTGGCGGATATTACGGAGGCGGTGAGTGCATGGCTTCAAAGAATATATTCGACGATTTCTTTGACAATATCCCAATAGACATGGTCAATGATGAGGAATTGGATGAGCTGTATGCATATTGTTCAAGGCATAAGGAATTGTTTACCATAGAGGCAAGAATAGGATTGTCGTATGACGAGTCCGTCGGGTACGGAAGGTCTGATGCCCCAATGGCAGAGATAGAGAGTATTGATGGCGGCGAGGAGGTAAAACAGTATCTCCTAGCATTTCCAAACCAAAGAGTAGGCGAAATCGCAGCAGAGGTCTTGGACAACGTCATTGAAGGATTGGACACCGATGACTTTGATTATGAAGTATAGGTTGATTGTTTTAGGTTTCCCCAATTAATCAGGATAATAATTGGGGAAATTCTTTTTAAAAATTTGTTTTTTTGGATTTTTTTTTATATATTTGCAATATAATTTAAGCACGTATAAGGCGTGCATTTAAAATAATTTTTTTTTAACAATATTTTTATTATGGACGAAAAAAGTTTTAGCGTTAACATTGATTATGACGCAGTTAAGAATCAGTATGAACAAGAGCAGAAGCAACCGATTAAGAAAACTCAGTTTGATACCAAGAATTATTTACAAGCTAGGTTAGCATCAAACGAATATTCAAAGACACTTACAATCAGACTATTACCGTTTTCCCTAGAGGGTGGTAGTCCATTCAAGAAGGTTTTTATGCATACTGTAAAGGTAAACAAAGAGGTTTCACCTAGTGGGTGGAAGACCTTTGTATGTCCTACGCACAATAGGAAGGATGGTTCGGTGATGGGCGATAGTTGTCCCTTCTGTGAAACAGCCTCGAAGGCTCGTGAGCTTAAGTCTAAGTCGCTTGATGAGCCTACGAAGAAGAAATACGGTGACATAGAGTTCCTAAACAGAGTCAAGGAAATGTGGATTGTGCGCTGCATTGAGAGAGACCATGAGGAAGATGGTGTTAAGTTCTGGCTCTTCAATTCCTCCAAGAAGAAGGACGGTGTATACGACAAGATTATGAACCTTGCGAAGATACGCTCTGAGTCAGCTGCTAGGAAAGGTAATGCATACAACATATTCGACCTTGAGAACGGTCTTGACTTGATTGTTACATTAAGTAGGACTTCGGATAACAAGACTGCAATACAGATTATCGATGCAGGACGTCCTTCACAGCTTTCTGAAGACCATGAACTTGGTGAGAAATGGATACATGACAACAAGCAGTGGGATGAGGTCTATACCGTGAAGCCTTACGAGTACATGGAGATTGTTGCCATGGGAGGTGTTCCGATGTTTAGCAAGGACGAGAATAAATATATAGACAAAGAGGAGCTTGGCAAGCTGAAGGAGAAGGCAGAGCAACAGAGAATTGAGGAAAGTCTCTCTGAGCCTACAAAGGATTTCTCCGACATTGCGGAGTCAAGCGGAGTGAACATAATAGACGGCAATGATGTCAAGTACGATGACGATGACATGGATGGCTTGCCGTTCTAAGTTAAAATAATAGTGATATGAAGGATTATAGAATAGGAGATACGATAAAGACATTGGACGGAGACTTCAAAATCATCAACATAATCGGCATAATGAATCCGCTCACATCAAGGATGGAGAAGAGCATAATGGTCGATTTCAACGGTGAGAGGAAGGCGATTACAAATGATAGGATAATCGAGT